TGAGAATCTCAGTGAAGAAGTTGTAACCTGGGAATCTCTCCAGTCTGGTGGAGCGAATGTAGTGGTTGGGGCTAGAGAAGCCGTGCCTCTGGATTTTCTATGTTGGGAAGGGCTCCGACTTCATTCTGACTCAGCCGCAGAAACGGCGGACTTGATTTATAGAATTCGGGGATTGGAAGAGTAAGCGTGGCCGATAACACAGAACTTCCTGGAACTGGTGAAGTCTATGCCTCTGATGAGAAAGGAGGAGAAGTAAATTTCCAGAAAGTTCTAATAAATGCTTTTGACGGACCAAGTTGTGATGCGTTTGGAAGGTTCCGGGTATCAGAACCAACTACAATCTTTGATTCAAAGCTTCTCGAAGCCGATAAAGCTCCACTATTTTGGGATGAAAGTCCTGCTGGAGGTACAACCTCTACAACTCCTACTTTAGATAAACCATATACCGACATTGTATCTACAAATGTAACTGCTGATACGTTTGTCAGACAGACTTTTCGTAGATTCAATTTCCAACCCGGAAAAGGTCAACTCATCCTGATGACAGGGATTCTTGAACTTGCTTCAGGAGTCACGACTGGGTGTACAAGAAGGATAGGAATTTTTAGTGATGAGAATGGAGCCTTCTTTGAATCTGATGCCGGGACTATAGGAGTAGGGCATAGAACAAGTGATAGTGGATCTGTTGTAGATGAGGTGAAGGTTCAGGCTGATTGGAATATAGATACTTTAGATGGAGATAACGACGCGGCAAATCCCTCTGGGGTATTAGTTGACTGGACACTGGCTCAGGTTTTTGTAATTGATTTCCAATGGCCGATTGGTCGAATTAGATTTGGAATAGAGATTGCTGGAGTTCTTATCTATATCCATCAGTTTCTTCATTCTAATGTTGAAGTCATTCCTTGGGCTTCTAGTCCTAATCTTCCTCTTCGCTATGAGATGGTCACTACATCGAGTTCTGGTATATGTTCGATGCGGTGTATCTCTGCAACAGTTATTTCCGAAGGAGGTACCCAAGACATAGGCGTTGTTCATCATTCCTCTACCATAGGTGCAGGAGTTACTACAGACAACGAGAATGAGTTCTTCGCGGTAGTTGGTATTAGACTGGGCTTAACCAAGCACCATACTACAGTTAAGATAATTGATGCCCAGATCCAAATTCATACTGCAAGTGAGTTTATTCTTTGGGTCTTAATTTGGAATCCTACGGTTGCAGGTACTTTTACCTACTCAGCTGTTACAAATAGTTCTGTTGAACGGGCTTTAGGAGCTGGAGCCACAAACTCTGTCACCGGGGGAATTCATATTGGCGGAGGATATGCCGAGACTGGTGGTGGGAACAGTGGTGGTTCAAGTGTAGGTAGAGCAATAGAAACTTCACTTATTCTTGGAATAAATATAGCAGAGGACACGGCAGATCAGATTGTTCTCTGTGTAATGCCAATTGGTGGAGTAAGTGTTGCTACTGTGGAAGGATCAATAACTTGGAGAGAGATTAACTAGCATGATGGTCTATATCCCACATTTTATTTATAGGTTTTTTGGTAGGATTCGTGCGCTGACTCAGAGATACACTACTCCAACGGATATTACCTAAAATGATTACAGATATTGATACAAAAACCAACACTACTACAATCAGCTAGACTCATGTCTAAATCCCTCGCCCCTATTGCAAAGTGGACAATTCAGCATGAGCAGATCGTTGCCATGCATATTGGAGGGGTATCTGTCGAGCAGATAGCTAAGATCAAGAAAAAGACCCAACCTAGGATCTCTCAAATAATTGCTGATCCTCAGGCTAGAAGAATTATCAACGAAGCAATGTTGAAAGTCCGTTCTCAAATGATGGAGAATTTGGATAGTGGGCTAGCTGTTCTTGTGGAGAAAGGAATGAAACAGTTAGCTAAGACAATAAACTTTGATGATTTTGAGCCTGGTTCAGATGGTAAGAAGCACCAAGATAGGATAATTATTGACCTTATCAAGCTTGTCAAGGGTGATGCAGTACAGACTGAAACTGTTATCCCACTAGATGCTGATATGGCTAGAAAGTTAACTGAAGCTCTTGAGGATTCCAAGGCAGCCAATGAACTCATCCAAGAAGCTCAATTCGAGGTTATAGAAGAAGAAGATGAGTAAAGAAAGAGACCTAACTGGAGAGATGGGAGATCTCTTCTCTCCAAGTAAACTTAAAAAGGCCCGTGCGGCTGCGGAGGAAAAAGGTAAGAATTGGTCTTCAAATGACATCGACATGCTTAGGAGAAAGTGTAAGAACGACCTATACTTCCTCTGTCGAGGTCCATTGGAATACACAAAGCTGTCCCGCTCCTTTCATGGGAACTTAGCTAATTGGTTACAGGAGACGAGAAATCTTCAAAATAGAATGCTTCTTCTTGCTCGTGGGCATTATAAGACTACAATAAGCACGATTGGTGAGAGCATTCAAATGGCTTTACCTAATGACGCTGGAGTTCAAGCTCATCCATATAACCTTGGTACAAATGTCAAAATTCTAATTTCGCATGAAGTTCGAGAGACAGCGGCAAAGTTTCTATTTGAGATTACAGCCGCATTCACTCGCAAGCCAATTCTTATGGCTATTTTTGAAGATTGTATCCCAAACAGGAATGTGGAAAGAATAAACAAATGGGAACTAGAACTCCCAAGAACCCAACACCATGCAGCCGCCACATTCAACACGATTGGTGCTGGTGGTGCAGCCCAAGGAGGACACTACAACTGGCTCAAGCTAGACGACCTTATAGGAGAAAAAGCACGAGACTCTAAAACCATAATGAGAACTACTCTCAACTGGTTCGATAATATTAACTCTCTCCTAACCGAATTCGAGATTGATGGTTGGGACTTAACGGGAACTCGATGGGCTTTTTCTGATGTTTACTCTCATGCAATGGAAATGTATGGAATTGACATAGAAAGGTCTATTCCAACCTGTATATCTCCAAGAGAGATGAAAGCGTTTGGAGGAGGAGTTTTAGGTGTTTATGCCCGTGGTGCTATAGAGAATGGAGTTCCAGTCTTTTCTGAGCAGTTTAGTCTCAAGAAGTTAGAGGTCACTAGAAAGAACAGGCTCGTCTGGGCTGCCCAGTACGCAAACAACCCTATGGAGTCCGGTCTAAACGAGTTCCCTTGGCCTCTAAAGTACTACAACACAGATGCCCAAGAAAACCTAGTTATCTTCGACGGAGAGTCCAGCTACAAACGAACCAAACGAGAACTCAACATCTACATCTTCACCGACCCTTCTATGGGAGAGACTACCCTCGCAGATGAAACCGGCGTAGTCGTCGTCGGGATAGACAAGAAGTTCAACATCTTCATCCTAGCCACTATCAAGGAACGCCTTAAACCCCCTGAGTATGTCGATCTAGTCTTCGACCTCAATAACAAATACCGTCCTGAAGTAATCACTATCGAAGAAGTAAACTTCTCTGGCATCTACAAATATTGGATAGATCAAAAAGCTCAAGAACTCCGAACTCACCCCCCAATCCGGTCATACAAGCCAGGGAATAAGAGAACCAAGGCCGGACGAATTCGAGGCTTGAGCCATTTCTTCTCTGCTGGTCAAGTTTATATTCACGAAGGAATGCATGATTTCCGGGATGAGTATGAGCAATTTCCTATGGGAAAGAGCGAGCATTTGCTAGACGCCCTAGCCCAAGGCCCGGACTTCTGGGATTCTGAAATTGGAACTGAAGAGGTCAAGAAACAGACAGAGATGATTGAAGAGATGCTGACCGAGAGATCACAGCTTACTGGGTATTAGGGGGAAGGCTTATGTTACTCCAAGGTGTGCAAGAACTGGCTCAAGTAATAGCAGACGAGGGAGTAAGCACAGGTGGAATAGTCACAATAGCTCTTTTCATGGGTATTATGATCCTAGTCCTCATTGATAGAATTGTTTACATGCTTCAATCCCGAGGAATAATTCCTAAAAAGGCAGGTAACCCGAATGGGTGGAAAAGCTTAAGGAATTGCATGAGTGGTACACACCAAAGAATGTAGGAGAAAAACCTCCTTGTATGAGTTGGTTACCGATGGAGTCGGTTACGGTTAGATCTATGATTGCTCCACGCCGGACGAGGACTGAGGGCATTTGGAGAACTCGTTCGACTTCTAGACCGTCCTCTTCTCCCATTATCCACCAGTGGACATTTTGGTTTCCAAAGATTTGGTAGTTTACTACTACATCATAGCCGATTGCACTTAGCCATTTCTTAATATTCTTAAGAACTAAATCAAATCTCTTGTTTCCTTCAGCAAGCCTAGTAAGATCAGAAGTTGCAGTACCTGGCGTACCAGACTGAGGAATCCCGAGAACGGCCTCGTTTGCTCCTGTTCTTTTTTCATACCAGCTTACGATGCTCTCTTCGTTGATGTAGCTAGATGGGTAGATCTCACCTAACTTCATTGGTAATATATCTTTCGTCGGATCATCTACAAACCACATCTTTCCTGGGAAGATTGGCTCTCCGTTTCCGTAGCCCATCCCTTTTCGGAGAATTATCTGGGACATATTAGCAAGAGTAGCGTTATCTAGTCTTTGCCTGTGGATCGTTGTAGCTTCTTCTTGGAGCTGGTCTGTCTGCTTACAAACACCAATTCCGGGCCAGATTCCTTCTACATTAAGGTAGTTACAGATTCTATATGGCCTGTGTAGATCATCGTACCAGTTGTAGCGGATGGAGAGAAATGTCTGTGACTCCATGTGGTAATCCACCACGATCTCTTCATTGATCCCATCTCCATCTACATCGAATGCACAATAAAGTTCATGAACCTCAAATACGTCTGTCCACTTGGGTTCGGTCTTGGCTAGTTTATTTACCTCGGATTCTAGTTTAGAACCTTCGTCATAGCTAGAGGTTTGGCCCTTGATACGTCTGTGGGATTTAACCTTCTCTACCGCACTAGCCCACATGCGACCGTCTTGGGACATCTGCTTGAGCTGGGACCAGGAGAACTCGTGTTTCTCTCCGACCATAGGTGCGGTCTGAGGATCTAACTCTGCAAACCTCATTATGAAATTACCCAACGGCACACGACCGATGGTTGGGCCATTACGGACGGTTACAAAAAACTCCTGTTCCTCATCACCGACGAGTCTAAGGCTCTTTTTAGTATATCTCTCATAGCCGGATTTTCCAATACAAGTCCCGAGTTTGATGAGTTCGATTAGGGACTCGTTACAGAATTCATAGACCTTGAGGGTTTCATTGTTCTCTACTTCAGATTGTAGATAGGACTCAAAGGGTTTCGCG